GAAATGGAATGATGGAAGATGATGACTCACCATTACCATTTAATGTAGAATAGTGCCATTATCTAAAGCACAAAAAGAAGTATTTAGTTCTGAAGCAAGGTTTAGAGTTCTTATTACAGGAAGAAGGTTTGGTAAAACATTTCTGGCCCTAAATGAATTAGCTAAGTTCTCACGATACCCAAGAAAGAAGGTCTGGTATATAGCACCGACATTTAGAATGTGTAAAGATATTATGCTTGATCCATTAGTAGAGAAAATGACTAAACATAAGTGGATAAGCAAAGTAAACTATTCTGATCTATCTATCACACTTAAAAACAAATCATTAATTCAGCTAAGATCATCAGATAACTTTAACTCACTAAGAGGAGTTGGGTTAGATTTCATCTGTATGGATGAGTTCTCTGATGTAGATGAGAGAGCATGGTATGAAGTTCTTAGACCTACATTATCTGATAAATCCAGAGAAGGATCAGCTTTATTCTTAGGAACACCGAGAGGGTTTGGTAATTGGAGTTATAATCTATTTACTAGGCAAGAGTCTGATAAGAATTGGGAGTCATTCCAATATACTACATTGGATGGTGGGCAAGTATCTGAGAACGAAATAGAACAAGCTAAGAACGACCTAGATGATAGAACATTTAAACAAGAATATATGGCATCATTTGAGAAGTATTCTGGTCAGATATATTACAACTTTGATAGACAAGAGAATGTCATAGACGAATATGTAACAACAACTAACTCAATTCATATTGGAATAGATTTTAATATTGATCCTGTATCTGCTGTTATATCAGAAGTAAAACAAGACAACCTGTATGTGTATGATGAAATTGTCATTTACAGTAGCAATACTGATGAACTTGTTGAAGAAATCAATAATCGTTATTCTGGTAAACACATCTTTGTATATCCAGATCCTGCATCAAAGCAAAGAAAAACAAGTGCAGGGGGAAGAACTGATTTAAGTATTTTGAAAAACGCAGGATATAATGTAAGAGTTAGAAACGCACATCCATTAATTCGAGATAGGATTAATGCAGTTAATACGAAACTAAAAAATGCAAAAGGATTGAGAACATTATTTATTGCAAATAACTGTAAGAATGTGATAAAGAGTATAGAACGACAAATTTATAAAGAAGGAACGAGTTTGCCAGATAAGGAAAACAATTACGATCACATGAATGATGCACTAGGATATTTAGTTGAATTTTTATACCCCATTAAAAGAGATTTCAAACCCTCACCACCTAAGAGGTTTAGCTAATGGCTAATTATACAAGAGATTTTCTAACTACCAGACATGACGATTATGAGTCAAAGTTTGGTGATTGGAACTTTCATCTATTATCTTATCTAGGTGGTCAAGACTACCAGAATGGTTATCTACTAAACAGATATGTATTAGAAACTGATGAAGAATATAATAAAAGGCAAAACAATACCCCTATTGATAATCATTGTAAAAATGTAGTTCAAATCTATTCATCATTTCTATTTAGAGTTCCACCTACAAGAAACTATGGCAGTCTATCTGGAGATGAACAATTAGAGAACTTTCTAAAAGATGCAGATTTAGATGGTAGATCATTTGACAATATAATCAGAGAAATGCAAATCAATGCATCTATCTATGGTACTTGTTGGGCAATCATGGATAAACCTGCTGTTGTAACACAAACCAGAGCAGAAGAAATACAGCTAGACATTAGACCATACCTATCTGTTTATACTCCAGAGAATGTCTTAAATTGGACTTTTGATCGAATGATAAACGGAAGATATCAATTATCTACATTAACCTTATTAGAAAACCTAGAGAATGATGTAGCAACTATTAGAGTATGGAGTAAAGAAGATATATCTACATACACAGTAAAAGATTTTAATAAAGGCTATTCTACAGCACAACCAACACTAGTAGATGAAATGCCTAATATGATTGGTGAGATACCTGCTGTTATTTTATATAATCAGAAATCTCAAAAGAGAGGTATTGGTATTAGTGATTTACAAGATGTAGCTGAACTACAAAAAGCTATTTATAATGATTACTCAGAGATAGAACAATTAATTAGATTATCTAATCATCCTAGTTTAGTAAAAACACCTAATGTAGAAGCTAGTGCAGGTGCAGGATCTATCATTGAAATGCCAGAAGATTTAGACTCAAATTTAAAACCTTATATCATTCAACCTAGTTCCCAATCATTAGATGGCATCATGTCAAACATAGAGATGAAAGTAGATGCTATTAACAGAGTAACTCATATGGGATCAGTAAGAGGTACAGAGAAAACTATTAATTCTGGAATAGCATTACAAACAGAGTTTGAATTATTGAATGCTAGACTATCAGAGAAAGCAGACTATTTAGAGAATGCTGAAGAACAGATATGGAAGTTATTTGCTAAGTGGCAAGATAAGGAATTTGATGGTGAAATAGATTACCCAGATAGCTTTAATCTCAGAGATTACTCTGCTGATTTACAATTCTTACAAGTAGCTAAAGCATCTGGAGTTGTATCAGATACATTTGCAAAAGAAGTAGATAAACAAATAGCAAGAGCAGTTGTAGATGATGATGAAAAGATTGCTGATATTGATAATGAGATAGAAGCAAAACCTAGACCTATTGGTCAGTTCTCAACACCTGCAATAGAGGGTGAAGAAGTTGCCGAAGAATAAAAGACGCAAAGTTCCTAAAGATAAAAAAACAGGTGTACCTAAGAAGTATTTATCTGGTCTTAAAAAAGAAGATGAACGAAAGAAAAGAGCCAGACTCATCAAACGAGTATCAGCATTATATAAGGCAGGGAAACGCATACCCATGTCTTTATTGAGATCAAGGACTAAAGCATAATGGCAGTCAGAAGAAAACCTTTATCAGCTTCAACACAAGCAACACTTAGAAGAAAAGCTAAAGCATCTAAGAGATATACTTACGGAACACTAGCAAAAGTTTATCGTAGAGGACAGGGTGCATTCTTATCAGCAGGGAGTAGACGAGTTCCTATGGCGGCTTGGTCTATGGGTAGAGTTAATAGCTTTCTTAGAGGATCAAGGAAGCACGATTTAGATTTAAGAAAGAAAAAGAAATAATGGTTAAAGTAAACTCTATTTTAAACATCATTAAAGACCTTAAACCAAGACAACAAAAGACTATGAAAAGTCATGCCAGACACCACAGTTTAAAACACATGAGATCAATGGCTAGATCCATGAAGAACGGAAAGACCTTTGGTCAAGCACATACTTCAGCTATGAAATCAGTAGGCAAATAATGGCTACTTATAAAGGTAGATCAGTAAAGCTAAATAAACCTTTTAGAACACCTAATAAAAGCAAGAAGTTCGGAGTCTATGTTAAAGATAGATCATCTGGAAATGTCAAAATAGTACGATTTGGTGATCCTAATTTATCAATAAAAAAGAGCATTCCTGCTAGACAAAAGAGTTTTATGGCTAGATTTAGACCTATTCTAGCTAAAGTTAAAGGTCAAAAGAGCCTATCACCTGCTTATTGGGCAGTACAATCTTGGAAAAAAAACTTTAAGATTTAGTTGACACATCTATAAATAATCTATACATTTTCTATATGTTAAACACAAATCAAGGAGTTATAAAAATGACTGAAATTCAAAAAGAACTTTTTACCTTTTACATATATGATGAGCAATTTTTACTTTTTGCTAGAACCAAAAATGCAGCTTTGGCAAAAATGAACAGAGATGTTGTTGATAAAAGAGGTTTACACCCAATGGTATGGTTTAGCCACAAAGATGATAACCATATTCCAGAAAATACTTATGTTCTTTTAAAAAAGGATTGGGCATAACCCCAGTTCTAAAAAGTAATACTTAATTTACTTATCTGCCATTTCATTATATACAAAGTGGAATGGCAGACGCATTCAAAGACAGTTTCAAACAATTCGCTAATAAGAAACAAGGCATCTTAAATAAATTAATAGATAGCCATGAGGAAAGATTACTAGGTACATTAAAAAAACTAGAAGATGATATAATAGCTGAACTAACT